AACATTTGGTTATAGATTCAATGAGTGGAAAAAAGAAGAAGAGGATAGAGACCATAAACGTAGACGATTTCGTTTTTAGGCTAAAATATGGTAGAAAATATACTAACTAAAAAAGATGTTAAACTTAAATTTAGTTCTAGACTTCAACAGCTTGCTAAAGCTTGGCAGGAAATGGCTAGGGGGCCACTGAGGCACAGACAAAAGATATTACAGTCATGGTCTTCAGGATACTATGATGAAGGATATTCCCGTGACCATCAAATAAATTTGATAGATAGGGGCATTAGTACAGTAGTTCCCTTTCTGGTTGAAGGAAATCCAAGAGTTCTTATTGAGACTAATTACTCTAATATGAGACCTTGGGCTAATACTGTTCAGCTAGCATTTAACTATTTGATAGAAAAAGAAAACTTTGCTGAAGATGTACTGATTCCTGTAGCTAGGAACTCAATGTTTGGTGCAGGGATTACTAGGACGTTCCATGCTTATGACAGAAAAATCTCCTATAATGATGAAATTATAAAGGCTGGTAGACCTAAAGTTCTTGTAATTGATGACTCATCTTACATTGGTGATTGTTCTGCTAAGACTCGTGCTGATGTTTCAATAGAGGGGGATATTTACAGGCTTCCTACTGATTATGCCAAGGAGTTGTTTTACAAAGATGCTGATGATATTCGTCCAGATTGCCAACTCATGCAAGAGTTTAGTGCTGAAGAATTATCTAAGCCTGATTTTAATAGAAATAAACTGTCTGTTAGAGATTATACTACATTTATAGACCTATACTTGTATGATGAACGAGTTATAGTTACTATAATGCCTGAAGGAAGTAAGGCAAAGATACTACGTACTATAGGGTGGGAGGGGCCGGGTGAAGGGCCTTATGATATACTTGGCTATAAGTATTTCCCTGATTCTACAATCCCATTACCCCCAGCTTGGGCTTGGCACGATTTAGATGTAAGTATTAACATTCTTGCTGATAAGATGAGAGAACAAGCTGAGAACCAGAAAGATATTCTATTCTATTCTTCTCAGGTTGAAGAAGCTGTTGAAGCTGCAATCAAGGCTCCTAATCTTGGTACTGTTAGAGTAGATGGTGATTTGAATGATATTAAGCCTCATAGTTTTGGTGGGGTGAATGAGACTAACTTCGCTTGGTTTAGAGAAATGGAAGCTCAACACATGAAGACAGGAGCTAATCCTGTTCTTGCTGGTCAAGGGCCTTCTGCTCCTACTTATGGTCAAGAGAAGATGGTCTATAGCAATGCACTTCGAGTTGTAAATAATATGTATACTCGTTTCCAGAACTTTACTACTAAGGTTCTAAGAAAGTACGCTTGGCTAATTTACACTGACCCACTGAGTTATATTCCTGTTATTAAAGACATTCCGGGTGTAGCTCAACTTCCTGCTGTTTTTAGTAATGCAGATAAGGTTGGAGATTTCTATGACTTTGTATTTAACATTGTGCCTTACTCTACTCAGAGGAAGAGTCCAGAATTAAAGGGTCAGGAGCTTATGCAGTTCTTGACACAGTGGACATTGCCAACAATGCAGATGGCTGCTGCTCAGGGGGCTCAGTTAGATATTCCTGAAGCCTCTAAGATTATTGCAGACTATCTTGGAATAACCAGCTTTAATCAATTCTATAAGACAGCAGTTCCTAACCCTGATGATACGTTGCAATACAAGATGTTACCTATGGGAAGTGCTGGTGGTAATAAGGAACATCAAACTTCAGACGCATTTGGAACTACTCTTGGAAACAAAGAGGCTCAGTCAAATCGTAAGAATACAGAAGTAGAAACTAAGTAAACTTTAAAGGAGAAATTATGTTTTATTTTATCATTGGTGTTGCTGTTGGTTTTATATTTTATCCCGTAATTACTACTCTGATTAAGAATCTTAATGACTCTGCAAGATAATGAAAATAAACCTAAAGGTTGGAGACAAGGTTGCTATTGAGTGGAAAGATGCTTGTTCTTGTAGTGCTTGGGTAGATTTACAAGAAGCTCTTAAAATTCCTGATTCTCTAACCTTTGTAACAAGAGGGTTTTTTGTGGGGCAAAAAGAGGGGTTTGTAATAATTGCGGGTAGTATGAATACAAAGGTAGACAGGTTTGGTGACGTAATATATGTACCTGAAAAATGGATTAAGAAAGTTAAATAATGGCCTCTGAATTTAATATAAAAGTATTATCAAAACTATCGGGACTTGGTAAAGAGATTTCACTTAATGAAGCTTTTGAGGTAGCTACTACTCGTTCTGTTACTCTTGATACAGCTACTTACAACTACAGGACTCTTGCTACTGCTGCTACTGCTGAGGCTTTAGACTTAGGTGATATAACAACCATTGACTATATTGTAATAAAGTGTGTTTCAGGTGGAAAGCTAGATGTAGACTGTGACTTTGATTCTTCTTTCAATGCAGATATTGAAATAGAAGAAGGGGAAGTTGCTATGTTCTGTCCTTCAGGAACAGTGTATGTTAAGGACAATGCAGGGACAGAGACACCCTCCTACGAATTTATTGTTGCTGGTAGGACTTAGAATGGCTGCTGAACATACCTTTACTTGTGATTACTGTGAACTAAATATATTTGACAGTGATACTAAAAAGGTACACTATTGCCCTGAGTGTGGTGGAGAGATGAGATGGAACATGACCAGCTTTATGTCAAGTTCTGGTGGGGACTTTTACCATGAAAGCCGTTCTATGGGATGTAGTGCCAAACAAGTAAATGATATGAGAAAAGCATACCCCGGTGCAGAGTACAAGAAAAAAGGAAAGAGTTATGTACTTGTTACTCGAAGTGCTGGTGAGATGGACAAAAGGTTGCAAGAACGTAATATGGTGAAGTATACCAAAAAAGACTTACAAAACGCAAACGAAATATAGGAGACAGTAATGGCAGAAAGACAATGTGAAGTTTGTGGCTGTACCTTTAGGCCTGATGGTGATGAAAAAAGATGTAAGGCTCATCTGAATACAGAGCTTACACCTGACCAGAAGTTGCGTAAGGGGATGGAAATTGAGGGTATCAAAGAAACTCTTTCTCCAAAAGAAATAGAAGACTTGATAGAGAAAAAGATTGATGAGGCAGCTAAAAAACTTTTCAGAACCAAAGAATCTAAAAAGCCTAGCAAAGCAGCAGAAAAAAAGAAAGCAGATAAAGCAAAAAAAGAAACTAAAAAAGAAGATAGCGAAGTTGAGTAAATTTAAAGGAGACAGATAATGGCAGAACCTATAGAAAAAGTTGAGACAGAGGTATTAGTTCCTGAAGTTGATGAACAGCCAAAAGAAGACATTGACCCTTCAGAGAGTGTTGAGGCTGAAAAAGATGTCTTAGCCAAGATTGAGGAACATGAAGCAGATAAGACAGAAGGCCCCTCAGAAGGGATTCTTCAGAAAATAAAGAATAAGCTTCTTGGTAAGGAAACCCCAGAGGAAGATGCAACAGGCCATGATATACCAGAAGACTTTACGACTGCTGCTAGTGAGGCTGGTTGGTCTGAAGAAGATATAATTAAATTTGCTTCTGACTACAATGATGATGAACTAAAAGAGATGATTAGTTACTTAGAGTCTCCTGATGAAGAAGAAGTAGAAGAAGAAAAGGTTGTAGTAAAACCAAAAGAAGAGGTTAAGGTAGACAAACCAGTTGAAAATGAAGAAGTAAAGAAGCTCAAAGAAGAGCTTGCTGAACTGAAGAAGTCTATAGATGAAGTAAAAGAGAGTAAAAAAGAAAAAGAAACTCAAGCTATGGGAGACCAAGCTGAGACTTTTCTTGATAAGACATCAGAAAAATTTGATGTTTTCGGCAAGGCGAAGGATTTGCCTAAGTTTCCAGATGGACGTTTGATTCCGAATAGTCCTCAGTATAAAGCAAGGGCTGAGTTATTGGGGAACGCTTTAAAATTTTATACAATGGGTGAGTCTTGGGACGGTGCGTTAGAGAACGCATTATCCATGTATAAAGGGAAATATCTTGAAAGAGATACTGAACGTAGAGTGATACAGAATCTAAGACGTAAATCCGAGAAGCTTTCACCTGACAGGTACACCAAGATTACTGAGAAAAAGTATAAGGATGAAACTGAAAGGCAGGCCGATGTTGTTAAAACTGCCACAAAGAAGGCAGAAGCTAAGAAGTTTGATTAAATTGTATTAAAGGAGAGCAAACATGGCTTTGATTGATAAAGCTCTTGATATTTCGTATGCAACACTGCAAGATATTAGGACTAAGAGACCTCCAATGGTCTATGCTTATTCTACCTATGCGTTTTGGAACGCTTGGTGGAAAAATGCAGTAAAAACTTCAGGAGATGTTCTTGAAGGTATGGCAGTTCTAGGTTCTGAGGGTAATGCAAGGCATAGTGGTCATTGGGATGATGACTCTACTGTGAAGAAAAACATTACTACTCGTTACAGAACCAACTGGGTTCATGCTGATGGTAGTATGGTTTGGAATCTGATTGAGATGGATATAAATCAGAGTCCTAATCGTATTTATGATTACTGGAAAACTCAGTATGATGCTTGTGTTAGGGACTTGATTGATGATGAACTCTTCCCAACACTGTTTACTGGAACCACTTCTTCCACTGATGAGAACAGACCTATTGCTATTACTCAGTGGCTGAGACTTGGTACACAGTCGAGTACAGGTGGTTGGACGGGTTACAGTGGTAGGTATAATGATGGAAGTACACCGGGTACTGCTTTTAATGTTGGTGGAATAGCTTCAAGTTCCTCCTCAAATCCGGGCTGGGCATCTTATTATGGAGACCATGCAGGAAATATCGATGATTCACTGCTTGCAATCCTTGATAATGCAACCCTAGACTTGAACTTCCAAGCACCTACTACACCTGAAAAACTTCCATTAGACAAGATTTCGTTTGGTATGTATACATCGAAGAATGTAATAACCAAGCTTAATCAGTTCTATCGCAAGTCTGATGATAACATGGGTTATCACCCAAATACTTACAATGGTTCAATTCCATCATTTAATAGTGTTCCTCTTGTTTATACTCCTCCTCTCAATACCGCAAATTCATCTGTTTACGGTACTGACCCGATTATTGGTATAAACTCTAATCTGTTGTACCCAACTATTCTAAAGGGTTGGAACTTCAAGATTAGTAAGCAGCCTGTAACTAACAAGCATAATGTTATGAGTCTGTTTATGGATTTGGAATACCAGATATTTAATGATGACCCCCGTAAGTCAGGATTCCTAATTTCTAACCACCCCAGTAACTAATTTTGGGTCTAATGTTTAAGGAGAAAATACGATGAGTACAGTTATTACGTATGATAGAGACCCAAGAGCCGAAAGGATTTCTGTCTATTATGAGGGTACAGACACCATATATGAAGGTATGCCTGTTTGTTACAATTATAATACGACTACAAATTGGCTTGGGGTAAGTGATTTTGAAACTGAAAGTTCTACTACTGCTGAAGGTTCTCAAAATGAAGGAAAGTTTATACGAGTAGAAGATGTTGGTAATGATGGAATTATGTGTTTTGCTGGTGTTGTAGCTAATGGTTCTCCCGGAATAGGGAGTGTTGGGCCGGGCAGGATTGATATTTATGTGCCTAATGGAGCTATTGTTCCTGTTCGTTCTGGTATATCTACTACTCGTGCTCAGACAGTTTTTGGTATTATGTCTGGTTCTGATGCTTTTGAAACTTCAATTTATGGTACTCGTTCTGCAAATTGTGCTATTGCAATGGAAACTGTTGATAGAAGTAGCACAGAAGGCTTGTGTTTAGCTCAATTATACCATCCTTTGGATTTCAATAAGGGTTCACAAGACCACGATTATGAAGCCTTTAAGGTTGGTGTAGGTACTTCCAGTGGTGATATAAATTGTCAAAAAGAGATTTGGGAAATATGGTCAACTGGTGGTACGTTCAAAACCCGTTGGTGGGAAACATATATTGCCGCTGATGGTAGTGCATGTCCTTATGGTGGTGTTATAAGTGCAACACTGCGTATGTTTGCTGCTTGCGATGCTCCGGGGGATAATTTGGTTAATACTTATATTAACACTCAGTGGGATTCTGGTGCTACGGTTCCTTCTGGTGTTAATGTAAAGAACTTGTATCTGCGTTTGTTTGATGATGGAGCAACCATGACAAGTGCAGATTATATTTGTAATCTGTATTTGGAGAATAATATTGATAGTTCAAGTGGTAGTAACTATCAGATTTACTCCTATGTGCATGGTTCTGATGGACTTGATGCCTTTATCTATGCCCCAAATAATAAGAGTTTGGGTGCAGAAGCAGCTACGGGGGATACCGCTCATGATTCGAGTGATATTGTAATTCCTATCAATGTAGGTGGAAGTACTTACTATATTGTTGCACAGGATAGTAAAGGTTAAAATTTATTGTTAAGGGGGTGGGTTATCCCACCCCTCTATTTTCAAAGGAGGCAGATATGTATCGTATTGACTTAGAGAATTATAATGTTCCGTTTGAACGCTGGAAAATAGAAGAAGGCGAAAGGAAACTTGAAACAGGTGAAGAAGAGTTTGATGTTCGTAAAAACATAAAACAGATTCTAAGAGTCCCTGGAATTTATGATGATGGTATTGAAACCTGTGATGGTGTTGATTTAGCGAATCGTGTTTTAAATGCCAAAGAAAATTATATTGATATTACTTCTGATGAATTAGAGTTAATGAAGAAAGTTTTCAATAAACTTATCAAACGTCCTCACAATCCAAGTCAGGGACAAATCTCTCTTGGTGGTGATACATTTATTCCCTTGATTCGTTGTGTATTCAAAGCTGAAAAAATATAGACAGTTTGTTGCTGTTATAAATGATGCTTATGAGTTTTTCAAAAGTATGAATGACTCTAAGTTACAAATGCAGGAACAAGCAAGTAAAAAGTTTTAAAACTATTTATGAAAGTATCTTAAATTCGTAAAAGGAGACAGAAATGACAGAAGAAATGGAAAAGATTTTTAAGGTAATTGATAATGTTTTGTCAACTGTGAGTTTATCACGTGAGAACCACTCTATATTAGTAGGTTATATGAGTAAGATACAAGAACGGGTTGAGATGTCTTATCCCCCGGAGAAAGTTGAATAGGACAGGAAGCTGTCTCCCAGATATGGGGGCCATGAAAGTGACCCCTGTGTCCTTATTTGGAGCTTAAAATGTCAAGCCTTATTTATACATTTAGTGACTTTCAAACAAAGATTTCTGAGTTTCTAGGAGTAGGTTCTAGCCCTGAGGGGGATAATTTAACCAAGGTTAAGGACATTGTTTGTCGAGGTTACACTAGGTTTCTTTTTCCAACTAAGGTAGGAGCAAATACCAGAACATCTCATATATGGAGCTTCCTAGAGAAGTATTATGTTCTCAGCACTGAGTCTGGTAAATGGAAGTATGCTCTTCCTGAAGATTTTGGAAAGATTATAACCAATCCTGAGTATAGTGGACAGCAAAGTTACAATGCTTTAGAGAAGAGGAACCCTGACTTTATACTACATAACAGGAATGTTATTGATAGTTCAAGTTTTCCAACATACTTCGCTATTGTAAATTCTGATTATGATTTAGAGATAGGAACTTCTTGGGAGATGTGGTTGTATGAAACCCCTAACCAATCCTATGACTTACAATTCTTTTATAAGGTTAATACACCTAAACCTGAAAGTGATGGTGATTATCTTGTAGGAAGCTTAGAAGCTCAAGAGGCTCTTGTAGAGTCTTGTCTAGCTGTAGCAGAGCAGCAGGAAGAAGATGGAACCTCTACAATCCACACTAACCTTGCAAACATATTGATACAGGATTTAATAGCAAGCGACACTATAACAAAGGGAGATAGTATTGGGAGGATGACAGACCCTAGACACCCAAGTAATTCTTATAGTACGTGGCGTTCTAGTCACACTAATTTAAATGATGCAAACATTTACCCGTAATTTGAAAGGAAAGTAACATGGCAGTAACTAATCATTTTTTTGCTGAGATTCAGGCTTTTGATGAAGTTGAGAGAGCAGTTTCGGCAACCTACACTACAAAAGTAGGCTCAACAAGCGATAACTTTATTGTTGATAGAGTTATTACTGTAACTGACCCAGCAGACAACTTTACCATTACAGTCACAAACGGCACTGTAGAGGGACAGAGGCTCTTAATTTCTTTCCTGAATGATTCCGAGAGTAAGACTGTAACTGTAACCTGTACTACTGGTTCTGATTATTCACTTACTGCTGCTGGTCATTACGCAAGTCTTGAGTGGGTTGGCAGTAGTTCAGGGTGGGTTGCCTTGAGTAGCAAAGAAAGCTAATGATTTCTAAAGTATGTTCTAAATGTGGTATAGAAAAACCCTTTTCTGGTTTTTATAGAAGAAAAGACCGTAAATTGGGAAGAGTTTCAAAATGCAAAGAGTGTACTAAACAAGAGAGTAGGAGGAATAATAATACTGAGGCAAAGAAAAGAAATAGTCGTAAATGGCATTTGAAAAGATATTATGGTATTACATTAGATAAATATAATGAGATGTTTAATAAGCAAAATGGACTTTGTGCTATTTGTGGGAAACATCAAGTTGAATTAAAACAAAGATTACAAGTTGACCACTGTCATAAGAGTGAAAAAGTCAGGGGCTTGTTGTGTCCAAAATGTAACTCAAAATTAGGTCAATATGAAGCGGGGAAAGAATGGTTCAAAAACAACAAAAAATATGTTTTAGAGTATTTAAAAATCAATCTTAATGTATAGAGGAATGAAGAAATGGCTACGAAATATGTAGGAACTGACTTTGGAAGGATTGTCTCTGGAGGGGGTTCTGTAAGAGTTACTATTGCTACTACAGTAGGACAGGGCAATGGTGGAACATCTATACCGTGTAAAGGTTGTTTTGTGGTTCCAAGTTCAACCAACTCTGGAAGGATGAGAGTAAACATTGGTGTTGCTGCAACAGCAATTTTGGGAATTGAACTCAATGATGCTGATGAAGGTAATCCAACTTTCTTCCATATTGACGATGTTTCTTCTTTATACTTCTTTGGAACAAATGATGATACTATTGATATTATGTATTTTCTAGGATAATATTATGGCAAGCAAATTTGGAAAGGCTTGGAAGGCTTATAAAAAAGAGTTAAGTAAGCATGGTAAGAACCTAGAATCTTTTCCTAATCCTGATGAATCTCAGGACAAAAGTTTTGTCTCTACTGGTGTTTATAAGATGTGGTCTAAGAAGGATACTAAACTTAAAAAATCAGATTTGACTGCAGAAGAACTGAAAGAGTACAATAAGTTGAAGGCAAAAAAGGGTAAACCAAAACCAGTAATAAAGAAGAAACTAAAGAGGAAAGATACTGGGAAGAAGAAGTGGAAAACCCCAGAAACTCAGAGAGTTAATAAGGCACTTGGAAATGCTGGTGTGACTGAAGAAGAACGTAAAATATGGAAGATAAATCAACTTAAATAAAGTTTACCTTGAAAGGAATTAAATATGGCTAAAAAGGGAGTGCCAAGACACAATGGTGGGGGTGCAAAGAATAACGAAGGACGGGGTGGTTGCAAAACACCTCTAAAGACAAGAAAGGGTAGAAAGTAGAGGTCTACATTGAAAATCACTCTACCAATAAAAGGCTTGTATAAAGGTATCCCTATAGCTAATCTTCCTGAAGGGTATACAGGGGACTGTAACAACGTACGCCCAAGAGATGTACTGGAAGGTAGGATTAGAATAGGCCAAAGACCCGGACTTGATAAGTGGTCAACTGACCAAGTGGGTGGGGCTGACCAGCCTATAGTTGCTATGTGCACAGTTAGTTCGGTGACTTAATGTCTAAGACCATTGAATCAGTTGTTTTGTGTTCTGGGACAGTTAGTGTAGATGATGTTTATAGTTGTAGTTCAGGACAGACTACGAAAGAAGTTGTTTTCTCTACTACAACAGAATTAACTTCTGGCACTGAGTATGCTCTTGTAATTAGTTGTGATTCTCCAAACTTGTCTCACACTTTATCTTGGTCTAAAAGTTTTTCAGGATATTCTGG